GCCACCAGCATACTGAAGCAGCGCACAAAAAATCTTGCGCCGCTGCCTCACGCCCACCAGCAAAACCCGCCACAGGAAGAGACGGTGGTCAGCATTGCCGTTGATCCTGAGTCTCCGGAATCTTTCATGAAACGACCTAAACGTCGCCGCTGGGTTAACGAGAAATACACACGCTGGGTGAAGACACAGCCGTGTGCGTGTTGTGGTAAGCCAGCCGACGATCCCCATCACCTGATTGGTCATGGTCAGGGCGGAATGGGGACAAAATCTCACGATATTTTCACGCTACCGCTGTGTCGGGAGCATCACAACGAGCTTCATGCGGATCCTCTGGCGTTCGAAGAAAAGCATGGTTCTCAGGTTGATTTAATTTTTCGTTTTCTTGATCACGCCTTTGCAACTGGCGTGCTTGGGTAAAAGAGGTGACTGATGCTCATAGATTTGGTTTTACCTTACCCGCCGACGGTGAACACTTACTGGCGACGCCGTGGCAGCACATATTTTATCTCGGAGGAGGGAAAGCGTTATCGCCGGGCTGTGGCGCTTATTGTTCGCCAGCAGCGGCTGAAATTAAGCCTGTCCGGAAGGCTGGCGATAAAGGTGATTGCAGAGCCACCGGATAAGCGTCGTCGCGACCTGGACAATATCCTGAAAGCACCGCTGGATGCGCTGACGCATGCGGGAGTGTTAATGGACGATGAGCAGTTTGATGAAATCAATATCGTTCGTGGTCAGCCAGTATCTGGTGGACGTCTGGGGGTGAAGATTTACCCCATAATGCATGAAGAGCAGGTCAAAAAATGAAACTGGAAGATTTACCGAAATACTACTCCCCAAAATCCCCTGGCCTGACCGATGCATCGGCCTCAACGTCAAAAGATGCGCTGAGTATCACTGATGTGATGGCCGCGCAGGGCATGACACAGAATCGGGCTGAGATGGGTTTTTCTGCGTTCCTGGGGAAAATGGGCATCAGTATGAATGACAGGGTGCGGGCAACAGAATTACTGGCAGATTATGCACTCAGTCGGTGCGATCGTGTGGCGGCGTTGAGAAAACTTCCGGCAGAAATAAAACCGGTAGTGATGCGCATTATGGCTTCGTACGCTTTTGAGGATTATGCCCGCAGCGCAGCGAGTAAAAAGCAGTGCCCTTGTTGCTATGGGGAAAAATTTATTGAAAGCATAGTTTTTACAAACAAGGTCCAGTATCCGGATGGTAAGCCGCCGGTATGGGCAAAGTGTACGAAAGGTGTGTATCCGTCTTACTGGGAAGAATGGAAAAAAGTCAGGGAGGTGGTAAAAGTTGCCTGTCCGGAGTGTGGCGGAAAGGGTGAGGTTTCCACCGCCTGTAAGGATTGCCGTGGGCGTGGTGTCGCCATTCACCGTGAAGAGTCGGTAAAACGTGGTATGCCTGTTATCAGAGACTGCCAGCGTTGTGGTGGTCGTGGCTATGAAAGACTACCATCAACGGAGGCATTTAATGCTATATGCGAGGTGACAAACCAGATAACACGCGCGTCATGGGAAAAAACAGTTAAGAAATTCTATGATGCGCTGGTGACCCGGTTTGATATTGAAGAAGCATGGGCTGAGCGGCAGTTAAAAAAGGTAACTAGGTAACAAGGTTGATTTTTCCGGAATCTGTGGTAAATTCGTCATAACGATGGGCCTTTTATGCCTGACGTTAGAAGAGTTTCTACAACCCGCCGCCGAGCGGGTTTTTTATTGCGGAATTAATTACGGACCGTTATTATTCTGCTCCCGGCCCTTTAGCTCAGTGGTGAGAGCGAGCGACTCATAATCGCCAGGTCGCTGGTTCAAATCCAGCAAGGGCCACCATCACAAACCGCCATTAGCTTATCAGGAAGAGCAGACGACGCGATAACAGGGTTGTTGGTGCGGGGGCGGGTCCCCGATGGCGGTCCATTATCGGTATTCAGCGTTGTTAGCTCAGCCGGACAGAGCAATTGCCTTCTAAGCAATCGGTCACTGGTTCGAATCCAGTACAGCGCGCTATATTCATTCTTCCAGATTCCTTCCGGCAGAGCCTTATACTGAAATATACCTGGCTCAGGATATTGTTGAAAATATTATATGTTTGTCAAAAATAAAAGTTCTGTTAAGTATTGATTGAGTGTTTGTTATACGGTCTAATGGTTTTTTCAGCATTAAATATTTATCATTCATATGGTGTGGGTAGAGTGAATATTGATGAGGCGTCGGGGTGTTTCATCCTTAGGCAGCGTATTGATATAGTCAATGCAGCACGAGCAAAGGCCTTCAGCCGTTTGACAGTTTTGTTCTGTACTCCTGATCGTCTTTCGGGAAGAGACGTTATTATTCTGAATAGTGATGCTATTCAGAGGGTTTGCGATGAGTTCATGGTTGCTAATTCAGAATTATTTGCTCTTGTTCAGGAGTACAACAGAATAGCCAGGACCTGTGGTATGGATGAACTTCGGATTACTCATCTGGGGTAGATACATATCTGGATTATCACTTGTTACGGTAAAAAGTGATTGCTTACTGTTTTTGTGAGTGGCATTGCAGCAGCCGGATAATGTCAGTGCTGGCTGACGGTGTGCTGGTGGCGGGTGTGGTGGTTGTTGCTTTCCCGTTGCTGAAAAAGAAAACGCCAGACTGTTAGCCGGGTATCAGTTAGCGGGAGAAATTTTTAAATACTTCACAATTCAGGCGGTTGACTGTTGTCTGGTTTGCGGGGAGTTTGTTAAAAGAAACTGGCATGGTGAATCCCCCTGTGCGGAGGGGCAATCAGCGAGTAGGTATATGGGATAATCGCGGATTCAGGTGCTGGTACTGAATTCACCGGGAGGCACCCGGCACCATGCAATGGCACATAGCGCCACTCTCCAGCCCCTCTCCGGAGGGGCTGTTTATATTGATTTTGTCAGATGTGAGTAAACTCCTTATGGACTTTGTTGTTTTAGTCCATAAGGACATATTTGCAGAGTGCAACGGTTATTAAAGCATTCATTCAATACGTTATCTGTATTTGTAGGACATTCCTGGCTGTTTTTGATTAAATTCCAGAATGTTTTATTGAATGGTGCTACGTTGTAAATGGTTACAGGTAGCACTTTGTTATTGAGCATGATACCTGTGTGAGTCAGTGTAAATATACTTTCAGGAGGTAAGAAAGCATCCGATTGATACCAGATTATTAATTTTATTTTACTCCATATGACTGAAAAAGATATTCCGCATGATGGCTGGATAACTGTATCAATCACAATCCACTTCATTTAGTTTCCTTGTTTATGTCTTGCTGGTGATGTTCTGAAAAGTATAAATGATATTTTTGAATGTAAACCATAGAGCAGAATTATTTTTCTGATGTTGTTTATTGTTTATTTAAATGCAGGGTGGTTTATATCTCGTCTTGTAGTTTATCCATGCATATCTGCTTGATGATGAGGTTTTTATTTAAGGTATGGTTTTGTGTTTTTTCTGTATTACATGTCAGGTATTTTAAAGAATTATTTTTCAGATGGTGGAAAGAACCATGGCATTTAAACACTATGATGTTGTCAGGGCGGCATCGCCGTCAGACCTTGCGAAACGACTGACACAAAAACTGAAGGAGGGGTGGCAGCCATTTGGCAGTCCGGTGGCCATCACGCCTTATACCCTGATGCAGGCCATTGCGGCGGAAGGTGATGTCACCACACCTGTGGTGGTGAAGCCGTCGGATGGAGAAGGCGCAGTTATCAGCACTACCAGCAACCCGGAGTATTACTTTGTTGTTGCCCTGGCCGGGCAGTCAAACGGTATGGCGTATGGTGAAGGGCTTCCGCTGCCGGAGACATATGACCGTCCGGACCCGCGTATTAAACAGCTGGCGCGTCGCAGCACTGTCACGCCGGGTGGTGCGTCCTGTAACTACAATGACATTATTCCTGCGGACCACTGCCTGCATGATGTTCAGGATTTGAGTAAGTTTTCACACCCGAAAGCCAGCGCAGCTCAGTATGGATGCGTGGGGCAGGGATTACATATCGCGAAGAAATTGTTGCCGTTTATTCCGGCGAATGCCGGTATTCTTCTGGTTCCGTGCTGCCGTGGTGGTTCTGCATTTTTGGCGGGCGATGAAGGTACCTTCAGCGAATCCACCGGCGCAAGCGAGACCTCGGCACGCTGGGGTGTAGATAAGCCACTGTACAAGGACCTGCTTACCCGTACTCAGGCCGCACTGAAGGCCAACCCTAAAAATATTCTGCTTGCAGTGGTCTGGATGCAGGGCGAGTTTGATTTGAAACAGGGTGCATACGCCACTCAGCCGGGGCTGTTTGATTCCATGGTGGAAAAATATCGTTCTGACCTGTCGGAATTCGGAGGTCAGTGTCTCGGGGGCTCTCCGTCATCAGTTCCCTGGATTTGTGGCGACACGACCTACTACTGGAAGCAGACTTATTCTTCGCAATACGATGCGGTGTATGGTGCATATAAGACGAAATCCGCAAAAAAAATCTTCTTTGTGCCGTTTATGACGGATGAAAACGGGCGAAATGTGGGTACCAACGAGCCGTCAGAAGATCCGGATGTTGCGGATATTGGGTATTACGGAGCCGGTGGTCGAACGGACGCCAAAACCTGGACGACGGCTGACCGTAAAACGCATTTTGGATCATGGGCACGTCGTGGGATTATTTCCGACCGTCTGGCAACGGCGATTCTTGTGCATGCCGGGAGAAACGCTGAATTCATTACCGGAAAACAGCCTGATACGGTGAAGCCCACCGGACCTTCCGGTGAAGGTACGGAGAGAGAGCCGGAAGGTCCGGTCAGTAACCGAACCCTGATGAGTCTGCTGGCGTCCGGCGAAGACCTGGCATCACAGGGCTGGCGCTATTATCACAAACCGGCGAGCGGAGACAATGTTAACAAAAACATTGCTGAAGCGGTGGTCAGTGATGCGGGGGCTACGGGAGGTAAGGCCCTGCAACTGAATAAACCGGAAAACCACATCTGGTTTCTGGAGCATGATGCAGCCGGGCAGGGGGCAGAGTTGCTGAAGAAAGGAGGACGTGTGAGCGTACGGTTTAAGTTGCCGGGTTCACTGGTGCCGAATCAGTTTGCCCTGGGCATTTACTGGCAGTTGTCGTCCCTGCCGGAGGGAGTGACGCTGGCAGAGGAAGGCAACGACATGCTGATGTCCTTCTTTCTGCAGACGGATGCGACGAACCTGAACGCGATGCACCACAAGAAGCCGAATGCGAAGCTGGAAACGTTCGGGGTCTTTGATAACGGATGGCACACACTGGCTTTTGAGTTTGCCGGAAACAACAGCATTCAGGTGACGCCGGTACTGGATGAGAAACGGGGGACGCCGTTCACACTGGTGAAATCTCCGGCATCAGGGGCGGCGGACAAACTGCAACTGACAGGCATATCAAAGGCGGCGACATATACGCTGCTGATTGACAGTGTGAAGGTGGAAGTGAACAACGCGGACATCGCGGCATGATAAAAAAAGCCGCCAGCGGCAGGAATGGAAGCTGGCGGAGGTAATCCCAATGGAGAATGTAAAGAAAAGATGCTTTCGACATCAATCATTTCTAAATGAAAACAGTTCTCATTGTCAACCATAACGGTAAGAAATTATGACATTTATTCATCAGGTAATGCTGTACTTCTGTATGGCAGTCTGTGTTATGTATCTTCTTTCGGGTGGGTACAGGGCAGTGCGCGATTTCTGGCGCAGGCAGATTGATAAAA